CCGCCCACACAGGTGGGGGCCAGGGCAGCGCAACGGCCCTCACGACTGATGTGAATGTGGTGGCCACCGTGGCGAGCGGAAACGACAGCGTGAAATTACCCGCCACCGTCGCGGGCCTTCAAATCCTCGTGTTCAACGCTGGCGCCAACACGGTGGACATTTACCCAGCCAGCGGGAGCGCCATCGATGCCTTAGGCGCGAACACCCCTTATTCGCTGGCAGCGGCCGCCTCCCGTTTGTTTGTGGGCACATCCTCTACCTTCTGGCTGTCCAGGTAGCGCCATGCCCCTTCTTTTTCCCCTCAGTCTCCCCATCGTGTTCGAGGGCACCGTCTCGGCCTTCAAGACGGCCGGGTGGATTATTAACCGCACTGCGCTGCGGGTGGGCGTGCCGGGGGCGGAAGACCCCTTCGCCTCCAGCGATAAAAACATGGTGCGCCTGGTTGCGCTGCTCGAGGAGGTGGGCCAAGACCTCTGGGACGAGCGCCACTGGAGCCATCTTTCGCGCGTGGGACTCCTGGAGACCGTCGCAGACCAGAGCGCATACCCATTGCCGGATGGGTTTGGCTATCTGCGAAGCAACACGGCCTGGGACAGGAGCCAGAGCGTCCCTATTCGAGGGCCGCTCACCGCTGAGGCCTGGAATGCGGAGAAGGCATTCTCCACCACCAGCAACCTTCGCTTGGGCATCCGGCTCCTCAACCAGCAATTGCAGCTCCTTCCCGAGGCAACACCGGCTGACCGTGAAGTGGCCTACGAGTTCCAGAGTCGCTACTGGGTCCAGCCGACGGAGGCGACCGAGCCAACCCGAGACGAGTTGACGGCGGCGACGGATGTCGTCTGGTTCGATCCGCGCCTCGCCATTGCGGCGCTCCGTTTTGAGTGGCTGGATGACATGGGCTTCCCAAGTGATGGCGCGCGGCTTCGCTACGACAGGCTGCTGGCCAAGACGGCCTCGAATGATTCGCCAGGAGAAACGCTCAACCTCGCGAGCGGCAGCGACTACCGGGGCCGCCCCTACCCCTACACGCCAGACACCTGGTAACCGATGCCCGTCCTCGCCCAACGCGCCTCCAAGGCCAGCTCCATCCGCTCTGTTTCTTTGCCCGCCCCAACCGGCGGCATCAACCGCGTTGCGCCCGCTGGAGAGCTCCCGGCCCGCGACTGCCTTTCGCTCTATAACATGGTGCCCGGGGAATACGGCTGCCTGGTGCGCAGCGGCTCCCGCGAATGGGTGAGGGGCATCGAGGGGCCCGTGCGCAGCCACGCCCCGTTCTCCGGCAGTCTAAAGAATGGAGCCGCGGACCGGCTTTTTGTCGTGTCCACCATGGGCATTTGGGACGCTTCTGCATCCACCCCCACGCCAGATCAGCCCGTCGTCTTCACCAACACCACGGGCGATGCGGGCTGGGGCGTGCCCCATGCGGTCCAGACCGAGGGCGGACACTTCCTTTTGTACGCGGATGAGGAGAATGGGCTCCACTACTACTCGGAGAACTCAGACACCTGGACGGCCGCGCCTGCCGGCGTGGCGGTCCCGTGGCTGCCGGCCACCGACTATGAGGATGGGGACCACGTAGTCAACGGCGGGAATGAATACGCGTGCGACACGGACGGGACGTCTGCCGGCTCGGGCGGACCCACCGGCACCAGTCCCAACATCACGGATGGCAGCACGCAGTGGGACTATGTGGGACCCGCCATCGCGGGCGCCATCGGCCCATCCTTGGATGAACAACGCCTGGGCCATGACTTCAACCCGGCCAATGTCGCCGCGGTGGCCGTCTGGAAGTCCCGCGTCTGGTTGATTGAGAAGGACTCGGCCGCGGCCTGGTATGGGGACGTGAATTCGTTTCTCGGGACCTTCGACCGGTTCGACTTTGGCCTGAAGGCACCGCACGGCGGGCGCCTGTTGGGCCTCTTCAACTGGAGCTACGACGCGGGCGGGGGCCTGAACACGCATCTTGTGGGTATCTTCAGTTCTGGAGACATCGTCATCTACTCCGGGACGGACCCCACCACGGTGGACACCTTCGGCCTGACCGGCTGTTGGTTTGTCGGCGGGGTTCCGGCCGGGCGGCGCATTGCCACCGAGTACGGCGGGGACGTCCTGATTCTCTCCACCCTCGGCGTCATCCCGCTTTCAAAGCTCGTGGCGGGCCAGGCGAAGGAGAAGTCGTCCCAGTACACCACCTTCAAGGTCCAACCCATCTTCAATTTCCTGGTGGCGGCCTATGGGCGGGAAATGGGTTGGGGGATGTACGTACACCCCACGGACAACGTCCTGTTGATTGCCACGCCCGAGATTCCAGGCCAGGGGAACCTTCAGCTTGCGATGTCTCTCTCTGCGATGCAGGGCTGGGGCGTGTACCGGGACCTCCCGATGCTCTCTGCTGGCGTCTGGAACGGAAAGCTGTACTTCGGCACATCCGACGGCCGCGTGCTGGTGAATGACGGCCAGGTGGACGGCGTGACATTGGCCGACCCGAGCAGCTTCACGCTCGTCAACTACAGCCTTATCCTCGGCTATCGAGACATGGGGTCCGCGGCGCATAAGCGCGTCAAGCTGATCGAGCCCACTATTCTCTCTGGCGCCCCCGATGACACCGTGGAGGCTACGGCGCTGTATGGCTACAACCTACTGGAGCCGCCCCCGCCTTCTCCCTCGCCTGGCGGTGCCGGTAATGCCTGGGATGAGGGGGCGTGGGATGTGGCGGTCTGGGGCGGGGACTACACGGCGACCCAACCGCTTCAGGGCAGTGGGGGCGTGGGCCGAGACGTGGCCATTGCCATCCGCGGCGCCGCCAAGTCGCGAACCATTCTTACGGGCGTGCGCGTCTACTTCGACACGGGGGGCATGCGATGAGCCGCTACACCATCAAGCCGGCCACATTCGAGGACTTCGATTGGCTGGCCAAGAAAACCGGCTGCACCCTGACCACCGACTTCAACGCCATCAAGGCGATTGACGCCACGGGGAAAATTCACGGAATGGTGGGCTATTGCGACTGGACCCAAAACAGCGTCCGCATGCACATAGCGGTGGAGTCCCCCATCGTCTGGCGCTCCTTGCTTCGTCCCGGCCTCGAGTATCCCTTTTGCCAGGTGGGGGTCGGGATGATTGTCGGCGTCATTCGGGGCGGCAATGCCAAGAGCCTGCGCTTCGCGGGGGCCGTTGGGCTCAAGGAAATATTTCGGCTCAAGGACGGCGCTCGAGCGGGAGAAGACATCGTGTTTATGCAGCTGCTCAAGGAAGACTGTCGCTACTTGTTGGGCAATGAATCGCACTGGGCGCCAGAACATAGGAGGGCTGCGTAATGGGCGGCATGACGGTCGGAAGACCGGACGGACCACCGGTCTGGATGAGCATCCAGGACACGAATGACATTATGCATGGGCAGGCCCGTGGCGATGCCTCCGATTATGTCAAGAAAATGGCCGCGCAACGCGCGCAGCAACTCGCCGCGGGCAAGACGGTCAAATACGGCCCGGATGGGAAACCTATCGCCGACGCGGGCGGAGATGGCGCAAAGAAGGGGGCCGGTCCGGCCCCGGATTACAAGGGCGCCGCGGAAGACACATCCAAGTCCAGTCAGGCGGCCATCAACGCGCAGACCCAGGCCAATCGCCCTAACACCTCGACCCCGTTTGGTACCACCCAGTGGACGCAGGGTCCTGATGGCTCCTGGCAGATGAACACCGGGTTTTCGGGGGGGCTCGGAAACGCCGCCTCCAGCCTCAACAACCAGGCCGGCCAGTCCCTCTCGAACCCCCTCGACTTCAACGGGCTTGCGCCCGTTGGCACAGGCGACTCTGCCAGGCAACAGGCGACAGGTTCCGCCTTCGACTATGCGATGTCGCGCCTTAATCCTCGCTTCGCAAAGGAGGACACCCTCCAGCGCAGCAGGCTGGCCAACCAGGGCATCGACCCCATGTCTCTTGCGGGCCGAAACGCTGCAACAGAGCTGGGCCGTAACCAAAACGATGCCACGATGGGAGCGCTATCCACCGCCATCGACAAGGGCACGTCGGCGGGCAACTCCCTCTTCCAAAACAACTTGGCCGGCCGCCAGCAAGGTATTGACGAGATCCTCCGAGCTCGCACCCAGCCCATCCAGGACATGAGCCAGTTGCAGGGCCTGCTCAATATGCCGAGCTTCAACACCGCGGGCGAGGCCACGCCAACCAACTATTACCAAGCCACGACGGACGCGGGGAATTGGAACCTGCAAGATAAGCAAATGCAGAACGCATTCTGGTCCGACCTTATGGGCAGCATCACCAGCATGGTGGGCGCTGGGGCCAGCATGGCGGCCAAGTCCGACGAGCGGCTCAAGCAAAACATCCATCGACTCAACATTGAAGCGCTACCGGGCGTGCCGTTTGCGACCTGGGAATGGAAGGCGGCGCCCGGGAAAACATACGTCGGCGTCATCGCCCAAGACCTAGAGAAGGTCGCGCCTGAGTACGTCTCCCAAGACGCGGATGGCATCCGGTGGGTTGACTACAGCTTCTTGATTCCAAAGCAGGAGAGCGTCCATGGCTGACTCCGTCTCAGATCTCCTTGCCCAGCTTCCCCCAGAGCAGCT